AATAAACTATTACCTAAACCTAAGAAAGTTCAGATATGGAATTGTGGTGCAGAGGATATACCTTATGATAAACTACCAGCAATAGATGTTGCATTTACAAGTCCGCCTTACTTCTCTACCGAAGAATATAACAAAGGTGGTGAGTTAGAAGAAAATCAATCTTGGTTTAAGTTCAATGAGTATGAGAAATGGCGTGATGATTTCTATTTACCAGTTGCAGAAAAAAGTATGAAAGTATCTAGATTTATGTTCTGTAATATTATGGATCCTAAAATCAAAGGTACAAGATATCGTTCTGGCGATGAATTAGTAAATCATCTGAAAGATAAATTCTTAGGTCAAATCGGTATGAGAATTATGCAACGCCCACAAGGTAAGGCAGTATTCAAAGATGAAGATGGTAACTTTAGTAAAGAGAAACTAGATGAGAATATGAATAAAATGTTTATCGAGAATGTCTGGTGCTTCGGCGACAAAGATTTAGACTTGTTTAGATATTCTAGAAAAGCAACTTTAGATGAATTTTTTGCTTGACAATGGCGTATAAATATTGTATAATAGTAATTTGAATTGAGGAATAATATGAGTGATTTTTTGAAAGATATAATTAAAGAAACAGGTAATGAATATGCAAGTCTAGTAGCGGATGGTTCAACAGGTGATGTTGATTCATTTATAGATACAGGTTCATATATATTCAATGCTTTACTCGGTGGTAGTATTCATCGAGGTCTACCATCTAATAAGATAACTGCGATTGCAGGTGAAAGTGCGACAGGTAAAACTTTCTTTGTACTAGGTATGTGTAAAAACTTCTTAGATCAAAATCCAGATGGTGGTATTATATTCTTTGAAAGTGAATCTGCAATAACAAAAGAGATTATTGAAGATAGAGATATTGATAGTAGTAGAATGGTTATCATGCCTGTAACTACTGTCCAAGAATTTAGACATCAGGCGATTACAGTATTAGACAAATATACTGGTCAAGATGCTTCTGAAAGAAAACCATTATTACTTGTATTAGACTCTTTAGGTATGTTATCAACTACTAAAGAAATGGAAGACACACAAGCAGGTAAAGAAACAAAAGATATGACAAGGGCACAAATTGTAAAAGCTGCCTTTAGAGTATTGACACTTAAATTAGGAAAAGCAAAAGTTCCTCTTATTATCACTAACCACACCTACGATGTTGTTGGTAGTATGTTCCCTCAAAAAGAAATGGGTGGTGGTTCTGGTCTCAAATATGCGGCTAGTTCCATTGTCTATCTTTCTAAACGAAAAGAAAAAGATGGTACAGAAATTATTGGCAATATCATTCATTGTAAAAATTACAAATCTCGATTGACAAAAGAGAATAAAGTTGTGGATGTTAGATTAACCTACGATAAAGGTTTAGATAGATACTATGGTCTGCTAGATTTAGCATTGAAACACAATATATTTAAACAAGTTTCTACACGAATTGAACTACCAGATGGTTCTAAAACCTTTGGTAAAACTATTAATAATGATCCAACAAAATATTTCACACCAGAAATACTAGAACAGTTAGATCAAGTTTGTGCAAAAGAATTTAAATATGGAGATGTAATTGACATTAACACCGCCAACACCGATACACCAGACAACGAATCCTAAACACCGAGAGGATTATGTGTTTGTAGAGAAACCTGGAGAGGACTTTACAGCACTTAAACTCATTAGTGGACCGTATGCAAGTATAGTTTACAAATATGGTAATGTAGGATTTGCTGATGAATCTAAAAAGACACCAGAAGGTGCTTTACCCATGCAGTTTGATTATACTGTTATTGAAAATAATATCATGGCAGACACCGATAGTCAAGACTTTATAGATCATCTAGGTGATATATTAGTTGTATTATTAGATGAGCAAATGAAACAACAAAAGCAATCTGAGTCTGAAAAAATGCAACTAGAATTGGAACCAATAGAATAACTATGGAAAGAATTGAAACTACAGCACTTAAAAATTTAATTCATAATGAAGAATATACAAGAAAGGTTTTACCTTTTCTAAAACCTGAATATTTTTCAGATAGACATGAGCAGATTTTATTCAATGAAATTGAAAAGTTTGTTTCTAAGTACAATAATCTTCCGACAAAAGAATCTTTATCTATTGAAATCAACTCTAACAAAACTGTTAATGAAGATGAATACAAAAAGATTACAGATATTATATCATCATTAGATCCTACTAAAGTAGATTTAAATTGGTTAGTTGAAACAACAGAAAAGTTTTGTAAAGACCGTGCGATACATAATGCTATATTAGGTGGTATTCAGATTATTGATGGTAAAGATAAACAACATACTCCAGAATATTTGCCAGAAATGTTATCGAATGCTTTGGCAGTATCGTTTGATCAAAAAGTAGGGCATGATTATTTAGAAGAATCAAAAGAAAGATTTGATTTCTATAGGACAAAAGAAGAAAGACTTGAATTAGACTTAGACTATTTTAATAAGATAACAAGAGGCGGTATACCAAGTAAGACTTTGAATATCTGTCTTGCAGGTACTGGTGTTGGTAAGACAATGTTTATGACACACCTTGCTTCTTCAATCTTATTACAAGGTAAGAATGTTTTATATATCACAATGGAGATGGCAGAAGAAAGAATTGCAGAAAGAATTGACGCTAATCTATTGAATGTAGGCATGAGTGATTTAGAAGAATTACCATATCAAATGTATGAAACTAAGATAAATAAACTACAAAGTAAGACAACAGGTAAATTGATTATAAAAGAATATCCAACTGCTTCTGCTCACACAGGTCATTTCAAATCATTGATAAATGAACTGGCATTAAAGAAGTCTTTTAAACCAGACATTGTGTTTATTGACTATTTAAATATATGTGCAAGTTCTAGATTTAAAGCAGGTTCAAATGTTAATTCATACACATACATAAAATCAATCGCTGAAGAACTTAGAGGTCTGGCAGTAGAAAATGATATACCTATCTTTTCTGCAACCCAAACGACTCGTGGTGGTTATGTAAGTAGTGATGTAGGATTAGAAGATACATCTGAAAGTTTTGGTTTACCTGCAACAGCAGACTTTATGTTTGCTTTGATATCAAATGAAGAACTTGAAGAAAAGAATCAGATACTGGTTAAACAATTGAAGAATAGATATAACGACCCAACTTTAAATCGTAAGTTTATCATTGGTGTTGATCGTTCTAAAATGCGACTGTATGATGTAGAACAGATCGCTCAAGAAGATTTAGTAGATAGTGGACAAGATAAGTCATCTACTATAACAAGTAAGTTTGAAAAGCAGGGTAAGTTTTCAGACTTTAAAATTTAGAAAGGAGGCACAATGGCACAAGGCAAAGTAAAATGGTTTGATACTAAAAAAGGTTATGGGTTTATTGAACCTGATGATGGAACTAAGGATGCATTTTTGCATATTTCAGCATTACAGGCGTCAAATATATCTAGTATTGACGAAGGTGATATAATCACATACGAACTTACTGAACAGCGAGGCAAGATGTCCGCTAGTGATGTAGTAAAATTATAAATTAATAACAAAGAAAGGAACAGTAAAATGACTGTAACTATAAACGACAAACAATATGATGAGCAAAAATTAGATGACGCTTCTAAAGTTGCTATCGTAAGAGCACAGGATGCTCAAAACAGAATCAATCAATTGAATCTTCAAATCAATGAAGCAAAGATTGTATTGAATCACTATGCAAAGCACTTAACAGATAATGTTAATGCAGACGCTGAAATCAAAGAGGAAGCAGCACCAGTAACTAATGGTAAAGCACCTGCTGATGAAGCACCAGCAACGGAAGAGTCTGCGTAAGCAGACTCTTCGGAGAAAAAATAAACATGATTAAAGAAGCACTAATAAAAAAAGTTGAAGCAGATATCGAAATGGGTAAGGCAGAATTGCGAACATTCTTTGACAACCCACAAGGTGTTGCTGAACATATAGATTATATATCAACAGTTGAAAAGAAAGTTGAAGCACTAACACTTGCTCAAAGTAAGTATAGAACACTTGTAGCGCTATACGATTCACCTCTAGAAACTAAGAAGAAATAAAAGAATGAGATTATCCAGATCCAGACAAATCAGTTCTTCTAAAAAAGAAAAGAAACTTAGTAAAAAAAATATTAAGTTGTCTTATGAAACCGTAATGGTTAAAAAGAATAAAAAGATCCTGTGGCAGTGTATTGAGAAACCCACAGGATCTATTATATGCGAAAACTTCTTTAGAGAAGATGTAGATAAAATAACTAAACATCAAAACAAACATAGACAATGGGAACCCAATGGGGGCGTTGTCAAATTCCTCACACTCGGCAAAATAGACGACCAATAATCGCTTGACTTTTCTTCCATAATATTATATAAATAGTGTTATGGCAGATAGAACAGCATTAGCAGAAAGTTCGCAGGCACTATTTTGTGCAATTGCAGACTATATAGGTGCGACAAAAACTAATAAAATTTTCGATACTAAAAAGTATAAAGATTATACTTCATTTAGATCAGTCGTTGGTGCAAAAACATTAAAAGAATCATTCAAAAGAATTGAAACACCGGGTGTTAGTTCATCTGATATTGAAAATTTTTTAAATAATGATATACCTTGGTATACATCTTCTATTCTTATTGCAAAAAAATTAGTAAATGATATTAATAAAATAGATCCTGATTTAAGTATTGCTGCTAAAGGATTTCAAAAACTATTTTACTTGCGTGGCGATGATGATGTAATGGGTAATATTGAGGGTCTATTTAAAATAGCAAATAAATCAGGATATAAATCTCAAGCAAAATTTGGTAATGTTAATAAATGGAGTCCTGCAGATATATATTTAGCGAGTAATAAAGCAAAAAAAATAATATCAGAGGAACTAAAAAACGCAAAACCTAAAGTATATACATTTCAAGATTTAAATATTGTAACCTCTGATTTAATTGATAGTGGCGATTTACTACCATTGTCTTTAAAAAAAGTTACAAAAACAGATGTTAGATTACAGAAAGTTAATTTCGATAGAAAAAATGAAATAAAAATAATTAAAAATATATCTATAAAAGATGTTACGGATTGGAAACCATATAAAAAAGTGAAATATGGAAAAAAAGCAGAAACAAGAGATATGAGAATATTTTTAAAAACTGGTGGCGAGATAAAATTAAGACATGATCCCTCTGCTAAAAGATTTGTTGCTGAAGCTATTTTTGATAAAGCAGAAGCAAGAGGAGGATCTATTGGTTCTATAAAAGTTTTTTGTGAAATATTAAAATTTGTAGATCCTGCTTTAGCAAGAAAGATATTAGCAGACTATGAGGCAGGAGAAAAGAAGTATTTTAAAGCGTTAGAAAAAATAGAGTATTTAAGAAAAGATAAAAAGAGATTTGATTTTGAAAGAGGTGCTATAAGTGCGATCTATATAATAAATGCTATAATGCCTGATCTT